GATCCAATCGATATTGGAATTATAGAGCACTGGGAAAATGAAGCAGATGGTTTAAGAAGTGACCAAGATGGTTTAAATGAATTTTATAGACAGTTTCCGCGTACAGAAGAACACGCATTTAGAGACGAAACAAAAAATAGTATATTTAATTTACAAAAAATATACGAGCAAATAGATTACAACGATGGTGTATTAACATCTGGAGCTGTAACAAAAGGAAATTTTCAATGGGAAAATGGTATAAAAGATTCTAAAGTAATTTTTATGCCTGATACTAACGGAAGGTTTAATATATCTTGGGTTCCTAGTTTAAATTTACAAAACCGTGTAATACTTAAGAATGGAAGCAAATACCCAGGAAATGAACATATAGGAGCATTTGGGTGTGACTCATATGATATATCAGGAACAACAGATGGGAGAGGATCTAAAGGAGCATTGCATGGGTTAACTACTTTTAGTATGGAAGATGCACCTCCTAATTCATTTTTTTTAGAATATATTGCAAGACCTCAAACAGCTGAAATATTTTTTGAAGATGTACTTATGGCATTAGTATTTTATGGAATGCCACTTCTTGCAGAAAATAACAAACCAAGATTATTATACTATTTAAAAAGAAGAGGTTACAGGGGTTATTCAATGAATCGTCCTGATAAAACACATAATAAATTATCAACAGCTGAAAAAGAAATAGGTGGTATACCTAATACATCTGAAGATATAAAACAAATTCATGCAGCGGCAATTGAATCATATATAGATAAATACGTAGGATTACAAGAAGACGGAAACTATGGCAATATATACTTCAATACAACATTAAACGATTGGTCTAAATTTAATATAAACAATAGAACAAAGCATGATGCCGCAATAAGTTCTGGTCTTGCAATTATGGCATGTAACAGACACTTATATCAGCCACAACAATTAAGACAAACAAAAGTTTTAGATTTTGGGTTTAAAAAATATGATAACAAAGGAAGTATTTCAAAAATAATAAAATAGATGGATTTATTACCAAAAGGCATATTCCCAAGCCAAGCAGTTTCAAATGCTGAGAAAGCAAGTGAAAAGTATGGTTTAGAAGTTGCAAAAGCAGTTGAATCAGAATGGTTTAAAAGAGATTCTGGTACAGCTAGGTATTATGCTAATAGAGACAATTTTCACCGTTTAAGATTGTATGCTAGAGGTGAACAGTCAATACAAAAATATAAAGATGAGTTATCGGTAAATGGTGATTTATCATATTTAAACTTAGATTGGAAACCTGTACCTATTATACCAAAGTTTGTAGACATAGTTGTAAACGGTATTGCGGAAAGAACATATGATATAAAAGCATATTCACAAGACCCAGCTTCAATACAAAAAAGAACAAAATACGTAGAGTCTTTATTAAAAGATATGCGTACAAGACAATTTTCAGATTCTGTATATAATGAATTTGGTATTAATATATATGAGAATGATCCAGATACATTGCCTGAAAATGAAGAAGAATTGCAATTACATATGCAATTAAATTATAAAGATTCAATTGAAATTGCAGAAGAAGAAGCTATTAACAATGTATTTGATCATAACAAATATGAGTTAATAAAGAAAAGATTAGATTATGATATAACTGTACTTGGTATAGGTGCGGTTAAAAATGAATATACAACATCAGAGGGTATTAATATTAAATATGTTGATCCATCTGATTTAGTTTATTCTTATACAGAATCACCTTATTTTGATGATATATATTATGTTGGAGAAATAAGAAGAGTATCAGTTGTTGATTTAAAAAAGCAATTTCCTGAATTAACAGATGAAGATATTAGAATACATGCAGAAGGGCAAGGTAGCAATGTAAAACTTTATAATAAATCATATGCAGGCGCAGATTCAGAAGATGATGCATATGTATATGTATTATATTTTGAATACAAAACTTATAGAGACCAAGTACATAAAATAAAAGAAACTTCAACAGGTGCTAGCAAAGCAATTGCTAAAGATGATACATTTGATCCACCAAAAGATCAAAGAGCTAGGTTTGAAAAAGTATCAAGAACAATTGAGGTTATTTATGAAGGAGCAAAAATAATTGGTAATAATAAATTATTAAAATGGCAATTAGCTGAAAATATGACTAGACCTAAGTCAAATACAGTTAAAGCACAGTTTAGTTACAACATAGTAGCTCCAAGAATGTATAAAGGTAAAGTTGAATCACTTGTTAGTAGAATGACAACATTCGCTGATATGATTCAATTAACGCATTTAAAACTACAACAGGTATTATCAAGAATGGTACCAGATGGTGTTTATTTAGATGCAGATGGTATTGCTGAAATAGATTTAGGTAATGGTACAAATTATAATGCACAAGAGGCGTTAAATATGTATTTCCAAACTGGTTCTGTTATTGGTAGATCAATGACGCAAGATGGTGAATTTAATAATGGAAGAGTGCCAGTACAAGAATTACAATCATCAGGAGCTAATGCTAAAATTTCAAGTTTAATTAGTTCATATAACTATTATCTACAAATGATGCGTGATGTAACAGGATTAAATGAAGCAAGAGATGGCTCAACACCTGATAAAAACGCATTAGTAGGATTACAAAAAATTGCAGCAGCTAATTCAAATACAGCAACAAGACATATATTACAAAGTGGATTATATCTTACACTTAAAACAGCAGAAGCTATTTCGCTTAGAATATCAGATGTATTAGAATTTGGACCAACAAGAGAATCGTTTATTCAGAGCATTGGTAAATCAAACGTGGGTACACTAGAAGAAATATCTAAATTACAGTTACATGATTTTGGTATATTTTTAGAATTAGCGCCAGATGAAGAAGAAAAACAATTGCTTGAAAACAATATTCAAATATCTCTTCAGAAAGAACAAATTAATTTAGAAGATGCAATTGATATTAGAGAAATTAAAAATCTTAAGCTTGCTAATCAATTATTAAAACTTAGAAGAAGACAAAAATTTGAGCAGGATAGATTGATACAGCAGGAAAATATTCAAATGCAAGCTCAATCAAATGCACAAGCAGCGCAAGCGGCAGCTCAAGCTGATGTTCAAAAACAACAAGCTATAACAGAAAGCAAATCTCAATTAGCACAAGTTGAAGCACAATTAGAATCTCAAAAACTAGAAAGGGAAGCTGAAATTAAAATGATGTTGATGCAAAAAGAATTTGAGCTTAATATGCAGCTTAAAGACGCTGATTTAAATGTAATTAAAGATAAAGAGAAGTATAAAGAAGATAGAAAAGATGAAAGAACAAAGATACAAGCTTCTCAACAATCCGAGCTTATAGAGCAAAGAAAAAACAATACACCTCCAAAAAAGTTTGAATCTGCTGGATTTGATACTTTAGGTGGATTTGGCTTAGAGCAGTTTGAGCCTAGATAAAAGACTGCAAAACAAACATTTATATAATATTTTATCATGGAAGAAAACAAAGACGTCGTAGTAGACGAAACACCAACAGCAGCCGAAAAGGAAGAAAAAGTACTTGAGGATGCTGGAAAGAGTACATCTATTGAAGATGGTGTTTATAAAGTAGATTTAAGTAAACCACCAAAACAAGAAACAGATGCCGTTCAAGAACAAAGCACAGATGAAAGCGTGTTACGCGGAAGCGGCACGGATGAAAAAACAGGGGAAAAAGCCGACGTGGGATTGCAAGAAGTACAGCAAGAAGAAAGCCAGTTGACTTTAGAAGAAGTAATTGAAGAGGAGACTAAACAAGAACCTGAAGAAAAATTACAGGAAGACGTAAAAGAAGAAGTAACAAAAGAAGAAGTTGTTGCAGAAGCTCAAACTAAACCTGAAATAGAATTACCAGAAAACATTCAAAAAGTTGTAGATTTTATGAATGAAACTGGGGGAACGTTAGAAGATTATGTAAAAATTAATCAAGATTATTCTAACATGGACGATTCAACTTTATTATACCAATATTATAATCAGACTAAATCACATCTTACAAAAGATGAAATTGATTTTTTAATTGAAGATAATTTTAGTATAGATGAAGAAATTGATGAACCAAAAGATATTAAACGTAAGCAATTAGCTTACAAAGAAGAAATTGCAAAAGCTAAAAGCTATTTGGAAGGATTAAAGGGTAAATATTACGAAGAAGTCAAGTTGGGTTCTAAGTTAACCAGCGATCAACAAAAAGCTATTGAGTTTTTCAATACTTACAACTCTGAGCAATCAGAACAGCAAAAGCTGCAGGAAAAACAAACTGCTCATTTTAACAATGAATCAAGTAAAGTTTTCAACGAAGATTTCAAAGGTTTTGAATTTAAAGTTGCAGACAAAAAATATAGATTCAATGTTAAAGATAAGCAACAAGTTTTTGATAAACAGTCAAACATTTTAAACGTACTAGATAAGTATATCGGTAAAGATAATATGTTACAAGACGCGGCTGGTTATCATAAAGCTTTATTTGTTGCAGACAATGC